TGATTCGTCACGCTCAAATGCTACGACTACAGGAGTCCCAGCTGGGCGAATCTCTGCACCAGCACCAGCAAGTGGGCGAGGTGTGCCGATTGCATAACCTACAGCGCCTGCAGACATCATAGCGCCAACTTTGTTACCAGCTGGGCTAGAGTTCTGTACATACGCAGATCGGAAGATCTGCACGCCCATTAGGGTGCCTTGGAATCCTTGTCCCTTAATGGCTAGTGCTTCCTCTACTGCTGGGCTAAATGCCAGAGCGTTATTAGTCTCAGAGCGCAGGCTATTCTGGAGATCTGCAAATTGGCGAGGTGCCAAGACAGAATAGAAATTGCCCATGTTATCGTTAAGCTCGAGTTCAAAGATAGCGTCACAGAAGTCATCTACGCTCATGTCTACACCAGAGGTGCCTACAGAGGTGGTGGCAGAGCTAAAGGTATTACAAACGATCTCCATGATTCGAGCCTCTGCAGACATTGCCATTGAATTAGCAAGCAAGAAAGGATCGATATCACGCCCGAGTCCAGTCAAGACAGCCAGATCGGTGATGTCATATCGCAGGGCATTGCGTGCAATGGTGATCGAGCTGGTGGCTGTAGACAATGCAGTAGCTGATACATCTGAGTCCTCGTCTGCTGCAGCCATAGGAGTCTTAGCTCCATATCCTGCAAATCGAAGAGTCACAGCATCTGATCCAGAGCCTGCAAGATCGCCAGCAAAAAGCAGAGCGTCTGTATTTCGAATGGTTGCCATGTCTGCCAATTGGGCTCTGACCTCCGCTTCAATCATTGCGGCCAGCCTTAGTCCATCGGGTTCAAGTCCTGCAGCTGGGCTACCAGCTGAGTAGTAAATAGTGCTCATTTTTGAGTCTCCTAATTGTGTAAAATTGGTTTAAAGTCTCTATTGGTTCTGCTGCTGTTACGGGTGCGACCCTACCAATTTTTGCCATCCTGCAGGCATGCTGCACAGGCTTAATTTCTAAATAGCATAGCAGATCTATGTGTGTCAAGCCAGATCAAAGCATGCCTTTAAATGCACAGAATAGCCCTTTTTAAGCGTTTAAGTGTTGCAATGTATAAACACTTTAGGGTACTCATAAAAATGCAGATTCCAGAGGCACCTTTTTTTCGCCCGTGGATATGGGCATAGTAGCGATCCTGATTCGTCGAAAACGAAGGTTTTAGTTTTTTGAGAATTGCCTTTTAGTTTTTTTAGTTTTTGCGTTTTCGACGCCTGTTTTTTTTGTCTGCCATAGATATGGCAATGGCCAGAGCCTGCTTTTTTTTGTAGCCCTCAGCTCTGAGTTTTTTATACTTTTTGCCTACTTTCATTTTCAGAGTCTCCTATCAAAAAGCTCTATACAGACTTTTGGATCGGGCTGTTTTTCACACAGATCCAGTATGACTTTTTTGTTAGCTACATTTCGAATCTGTTCACATTCGGCACCAGAGGTTTTAGACTCCACACCTCTAGTAGTCATGCTACAAAATAATTCACGGCACAACAAATCGCCATGCTCTGCTATATAGTCTGCAGAGCATGGCACCTGAATCAGATCGGGCTGTGTTAGGTTATTGGCTGGCTGGTACTGCTGCATGGTAGCAGCCACCACAGCAGCTATATCTACCTGTTCAGGCTCTGGTTTATTGCGCTCCTTGTGTAGCCAGATTCCGCCTACTGCCAGAGCGCCACCTAGTGCAGCTGCTATGATGGTGCTGATCATGCCTGAGTCCATTAGGCTACAGTGTTAATGTATTGAGGTTGAAACAATACAGGATAAACATTGGTATCTAACGCAGTACTTGAGTATACAAAGCCGACTCGCACGACATGATCACCAGTGCCACTTGGTGCAGTTAATGAAACTTGGCCAGCTGTTGTACTCAAATAAACAGGTTTGCCACGATCGCCTGTACTTGGATTCCCGCCTGTAAACTTTACAGCTGCAACCTGTCCACATGTAGACATGGCTGCTTTGACGGCTGCAGCACCGCTGGGCCCAGCTTCCAGAGCAGAGGCTACGACATTGTAGTGTAACGATCCCCCGTCTGCATCTGCTCGATCTAGCTCTCCGCTTGTATTGATATATAAAACATCAAATGCACTGACATTATTTGAGCCACGAAATAATAATTGTGTAGCTAACGCGGCTGTATCCTCGATCAAAAAGTTTTTGCCTGCCTTGACTTGGATGTCGTCACCGTCACACACTAATTTATCGTCACCATTGACCTGTAGGCGCACAGCCTGCCCTGTGGGGCTGTCTATAACAATGTCACCTGCTGTAGTTGTAATCTCTACCGCTGCGTCACCAGCGGCTATGTCATCTGCAGCAATAGCACCACCAAATGTCTGATCAGCGCTCATATTGCTAGCGCTTGATCCATATTTGTACACAAATTGGTTATTTGCTTCATCTGTTTTAAGCTGCATAACCTTTACTTCTACAGCTGTCCCTGCACTAACAGATCCTTGTGTGAAGTCTGCGAGTTGACAAATATCTACAAGTGAAGCAGTAATACTGTCACCTTGTGCTAAGGCTTTAAAAAAGAATCGGGTTGAGGTGTCAGATCCTTCTAGCTCGTATAGTCCATTATTTTCGGCAAAAGAACACCCGCTAATTTGTATGATGTCACCAGCTGACCAGTTAGACACTGCACTAGATAGAGTCATATTGTCTTTATTGCTGCCGCCTCCAAATTCACTAATTGCATAAGCTGCACCCAGTGGCTCGACAGTAAAAATTAGACCTGCGTCTTTTGCTGCGCTGGTGTTGGTGTATTCACTGTTTAAGTGTATTTGATCGTCTGCTGTGGCGATCTCGCTATTTACTGTAGTGGTGGTGCCGTTTACAGTTAAATTGCCTGTTATTGTTGCATCACCAGAGACAGCTAGATCGTTAGGTATACTGACTGTGTCGCTACTGCTGGGCAGAACTGGTAGTTTGTTTGTGTTGTCGTACGCTAGTGTGGTGTAAGTCGCCATGGGGACTCCTATGAATTGTAGTTAATGGTTTTGGGGTCTATTAAACATGTGCCATCATCAGACTGCAGCCAGCCCAGATGGATAACATAAGATCCACTAGCACTAGGTGCTGTGGTGGTGGCCTGTCCTGTGGTGCTGCTGACATATACGGCTTTGCCTACATCTGCAGAGCTAATGCTATGTGCAAATGTTACAGACGCTTTGCCCTGTTGCAGCATGTCTATAGTGTCGCCAGCATTGCCTGCTGTGGCTGCTATGCCTATAGCGTGGCTGTGGGTGTCGCCACACTTGCGCAGTAGACCATAGACACCACCTACAAAGGGGCGCAGGATGTCACCAGCTGCCACTGTCTCGTCTAGCGTACATGGGATTGATACGATCTCTGCGTCATCATCCCAGCCGCCATAAATGAATCTAGCCATTTATGCCTCTATTACTACTGTAATGGTGGCTGTGCTAGATTGTGCAGCTATGGCGATCTCTGTGATTCGCTGCTGGTTGCCTTGTGGTAGATTGAGTTCAAACATTTGATCAGCTGGTACTGCTACACGATTCGCTGGTACTGCAGCGCCATCTGATACACCAGATACGACTAGGAAAATAGCAGCAGTTTCACCGCCTACTGTGACTCTGCGTGCAGCACTGGGCAGAGTAATTGCCTGCTGTGTGGTGCCTACACTGGTGGTGGTTTTCGCAAATGGAAAACTGTTCTGTGACGATAGATCTATTACTGCCATTTTGGACTCCTAGAATTTTGTGGGTGCTGGTAGGCCAAGTGCCTTGCGTGCGTGCTGCTTAACAAGGTCACGATTAGCCCTATAAAAATCAAAGTCTGTTTGAGCTCTGCGCAGTATGTCTGCACTGGTGCTATTATCTGGTGCCTGCATCACACTGGCATTTGACGCTGGCGCCTGTACATTCAGAGCCTGTGCCATTGCTGGGCTTACAGTGGCCTGCATTTCGCCTGTAGGCTTCTGGCTAGCCAGTGTGCTGGCTTGTGCCTCTGCGGGCGCCTGTTGGGCCTGTGCTGGCTGTGTCAGAGCCTGTAAATGTGGGCGCAGTACTGCAGGCGCTGTGTCTGGACTGCTGATCTGTGTCTGCAGCCACTCGCCTAGGTTGACTCTGTCCTTCTTTGGCAGGTTTTGCTGGCTACGCTCAAATTGCCATTCTACAGCGTCACGAAGATCTGGATCTGTTATGCCTATCTGCGCAATGGTGCTGTGCCTGTCGTATCGACTATTTGCAGACTCCAGCTGCGCACGCAGATCGGCCACAGTACCTGCTAGGCCCTCTGCCTCTGTGATTCGGGTGGCGCTGCTGTCTAGCTGTGCCTGTAGCTGTGCTGCGTTATCCTCTGCAGATCGTAATTTCTCTGCCAGCTTATTTAGCCTGCTAGAGACGATCTGATCGACTGCGCTTTTTTCGATGTACTCAACACCTTCTATTATTTTTGTGGTCATGGTCTGTTACTCCTGTTTTAAAACCCAAATTCTGCACGCTGTGCTCTTATGTCTCGTAGATACGCCACAGCCTCTGCGTCTGTCATATTGACATGCAGATCCTTTATGGCGTCGATCGGTGTTAGCAAGCCCTTGCTTAGTTTTTCGATCAAGTCCTCACGCTGTGCCTTTTGCTCTGTGTCTGACAGTGGTATGGCTTGGTACTCGATCGTGTAGCCAGACTCTGGCAGGCTCTGACCAAGGAATCGATTAGCCATAATCGCTGCTAGCTCTATGGTCTGCAAGTCGCCATACCTGAACAAGGGCGCATACTTGCGCTGTGCATCCCTCTGGCCTGATCGACTAATCGCAATGGCATAGCCTGATCGGGGATCTCCGCTCATCTTTTGCACATCACTAGGATCAATGCCTAGAATAGCAGCGACTCTACGCTCGTATTGCGTCACACTGCTAAACACTGAGACAGGATCAGCACCTGCATTAAACTGGCCGATCATGGGCTGGCCTACGCCTGCGATCTCTGTGTCGATCTGGAATACCAGAATACTAGCAGGATCTGTGGCGATCGCTGCTCTGCGTGCTGTAAGGTCAGTATCATAGATACCAGCACCAGCAGGCTGTAGACCAGCTACATAGCGCTGTGGGTGGCTGCAGTCTCTGAGTACATGCACAGCAAATGTATACAGGCATGCAGCTGTCAGGCTTCCGTAGACTGCTTCACTGAGATCATAAGGGCTAAATAGATGGCCTGTCATGCTGGCATGGTACATGCTGTACGGTATCACAGGAGTCCCGTCTGCCCGCCTGTAGGGATAGGCAGCACCAGAGTAGTTAGACTCTGCCATGTACTCGCCTGTCACATCTCTGCCCAGTTCTCCGCCTGCGTCGACCTCTTGAATCCTGTAGATCGGATTATTGAGATCTCTAAGATCAAAGACATCTGCAGTCCAGACAGGATCGCCCGTTTTGGTGTACCGTAGGCGCAGCTCGTGAATCACATCTGGCACCATGGGATCGCCTGCTGGTGCTCGAGCAAATACCATGTCAGGAGTCACAGGTCGAAAAAGCAGCCCGTCACCTTTTGAGTTTACATCCACTCTGATCAGCATTTCCCGCATGCCTAGTGTCATAGACTGCACACGCTGCATGAGTGGCCAGAGGCCAGCCCGATCGAGGTAGCCACCAGAACCCAGCAGGCTGCTGGCATCTGCACTGCCACTAGGCAGGCCCACTGCTGGCTGGTCATTATACAAAGCGCTTAGAGCGTCTACAGATGATTTAAACACATTAGACGATAGATCCGACACGCCCCACGCAGCACGCCTGTCACTAGGTATGTGCTGTGCTAATGTACGCTCTAGATCCTGCTGCCAGTCTCCGATTAGCAGACGCCTGCGCAGGGCGCTGTGTTCCCATCTGCGCTGTGTGTACATGTCTAGTGCTGGTGGTTTAGCTGGTATACCGAATTCGCTTGTTTTCATTTTCGCCTACCTAGTGAAAATTTAGCCATTTTGGGCGCTCTGTACTGCTGATCTATAATCGGCATTGTCGCATAGCGCAGGGCGTCGATCAAATGCTTCCATTCGCTCATAACATCCATACGCCCACTGCGAGTCATGGCCCACATTTTAAGGCTCTTGATTGTTCTATCACATTTTGGATGTATCTGGAATCTACTCAAGGCCATGAGCTCGTGCAAGGCTTGACAGCCATAATAGACAGAATAGGCTGGTTTATGTGCCATGCGAATAGCAAACGGGAGTCGCCCTCGTGGATAGCCTAGTACATGGCACATGGCCGCTGTGAGCATATTATTAGACATTCTGCCACCATACTTATCGCCACCATGTGATCGATCGCCTATCCAGTAGCGAATCTGCTTTAGCTCGAGCTTGTTACGCCTCACCATGCTGATAATGCCTCTGGCGTGTACCTCTGCACTGGCACCGCCTGCTGTGTACTCGTCGAGCACATACACAAATGGCTTGCCGCCTTTTTTCATGTCTGAAATATCGACAGCCACCAGTATAGCCACCTCTGCATTAACCTGCGATCCGTGGTCAATACCGATCGCAAACATCCATTCAGAGCCTTTGTGATTCGCTACATCTGATATAAGCTCGTCTCTGAACTGCTCGAAGATCCTACCATCTGGCACGCCAGCGTTCCAACTGCCATTCATGCGGGCTTCACGATCTATAGGCAGATACGCCTGTGCCACCTGATCTATAGATTCCTGCGATAAAAGCGGGACTCCTGTGCCTACTGGCGTCACATTCTCTAGATTTAGTGGGGCTGGGTGGTCTGTTATGGTGCCCTTGTCTACTAGATCTTTTATGTGGTCGCAAGGTATGCCGATCGGGGTCATGGTTATGCCCATTTTGCCATTTGTTCGCACGATACGGCCTAGCAATTCACCTAATATGTCCGGTGGTGGTGGCTCGTCACACCATACATAATCCACAGTACCAGAGGCTAGGCCCAGTGTGCCTTGATTCGTCGTCTTAACTCGCATGATACTGCCGTTATTGAAGCGAATTACTGGGGCGCCTGTACCTCGGAAGCCCTTCCCTGTCGTAAACTCCACATCTGCGTGTAGGCTGGCTGGTGGTATGAGGTCATAGATCTTTTTTTGCAGTACTCGACTCTGTTCCCAACTGTGGCAGACTACCCACACTTCTAGTGGTGGTGGTGGCGTCTGCAGATACGGGTGGCGCTGCAGGCAGTAGCTGATAGCCTCCACTGCGCCACACACACTTTTTCCAATTTGATTACCGCCTCGCAGGAGCTTTATTTTGCTGTCGTCCTGTAGATACCGCTGCTGCACTGGTGTAGGTGACCAGAACCGCAGAGGATCAGCCTGCGCCACACTCTGCAGGCCCTTTGCCAGTTTATGCAGCGCCTGCAGAGTCATCCTGTAGACTCCTCTGCCTTTTTAAACTGCACTACATTGTGCGCTTCTAGCTGCTGATCCAGCTGGTGGCGTAGCAAAGGCGGCAGGCTGTGGACTGCTGCGACAATGCTATTCACCAGCTCGTCTGGTGACATGTCGTTACTGTCCTCTGCCTCTGCACGCATCTGGCGAATCTCATCATGTAGATTTATGTGCAGCCTGTGGAGAGTCGGCAGCACCTGCATTTGTCCACGCTGGCGAGTCTGCATGATGTCTTGTTCTAGCTCTGCCAGTTTGGCGTGTCGAAAGTTGATCGGATCTGCTGGGCTGCTGCTGGCTGTCTCTGCCATGCTAGGCTGTGGCGTCTGTGCTGCTGGCACATCTGCAGGCTGTGCTGGTTCTACAGCAGGCAATGGCTTTTTGTAGAGGTTACGGCAAGTGCTCTGTGCAATTCCTGTTTCGGCTTCGATTGCTCGCCAGCTCAATCCACGATCTCTGAGCGTGTGCACTTGGCGCTGCTCGTCTAGTGTGTGTTTGTATTTTCCCATGTGCAATTACTAGCACACTAATGTGCAAATGTGCAGCAAAGTACAGATAGCGAGCGAAAAAACATAATGGTCGTGGCCA